CGCATTAAATCTTCGTAGCTTTGCTGCACTTCTTCCGCACGTTCCATCATACCCGCTTTTCTCAAGAATCGCAATGCAGAGCTGACAGTGTCTACGAGGTCGTCATGTTTGCCTTTCGGAAACATCATGCACTGAGTTATGACCTGATCAACCCACGTTTTATCCGGCGCGTAAATGAGGCCATCTTCAAACAAGTGCTGGATTGAATACAATCGGGCGATTTTGTCAAGCGACTTGGGATCATCTAGAATAACCTGATAGCCTTTATTGGAATATAGGCGGCGCAACTCTTGCGCTACGGGAATGCCTGCGGCTTTGTTTTCAATCAGGATTGTTTCGGCTTGCATCATTTTCATCGTATTGGCAACTTTTGTCACCAGATCATTAAGCTGCAAACGTTCCTGCCACGCATAGACCATCATAACTTTCGGGTGCGGCTGCTTGTAGGTGCGCTCGATCTTGTAGGCTTTGCCATCCTTTTGAAGCGCATTTGATGCTGTTGCAATCGGGTCTTCAGAGAACACGCCCCAAACAGTCATCGCGCTAAAGTCATTTTCAGTCTTTGTCGTGTAAGCCGTATCCAGCGAGGCAATGATGTAGTCAAACGCCGGAAGCGCCACATCGTTAGGCCAGAGTTGCCAATGGTCGCGCTTGATAATACCACCATCTTGCGGGCTGGGCTGTTGCTGGAACTGGCCGGAAACAGCGTATGATCCCATGATTTTCTTATCGCGCTCGACAACATGGGCGGGGAATCGTGCAGGAAAGTACAACTCTCCGGCAACAGTGCGCGGATCACTAGCGCCTAGCATTGTTGGTGCGGCGCGTTCTGGATCATATTCCATCGGAATCATAATCCAGTCATAACCTAGTTGTTTCTCCATAATAACGCCTGTGAGGTCTTCTTCGTGTAGGCGCTGGGAGATTTGTATAATGGCTGACTTTTCTGGAGAGTTCAGGCGAGTTGGAACGGCTGTTAGGAACGTTTCAATGGTTGACTGACGAATAGCGTCCGATTGTGCGCCGTCGACGCTAAGGCCATCGTCGATGATAACACGATCACCACGAGCTCCAGTCATACCAGTAAGCGCGACGGCTTGGCGGAATCCTCCGGCGGTTGTTTCAAACTTGCCTTTGGCGTTTTGGTCGCCAGTAATTTTAACGCGGTCTCCCCAGCGTTCCTGATACCATTCAGATTGAATGAGGCGGCGGCATTTGACGTTATCGCGAATAGCCAAATCGAGCGAGTGAGAGGCGCAAACGTATTTCGTGTAGGGCATATTGCGCGGACCGAGTTCCCACGCGGGCCACATGACTCCGACGAGCAGGGACTTCATTGCGCCAGGGCAAACGTTAATGCAGAGGCGGTTGTAGTATTGCTCGTCGTCAATCATCATTTCTTCGGTGATAGCGGTCAAATGCTCCGCAATCATGTCAATATGCCAGTTGTGGATATATTCGTGCGGCTCGATTGCATGCCATGATTGCTTGATAAATTCGGACAGGCTTTCTTCGCAGTCGGCCTTGTCCAGCGCAAACAACGATTTGCGTATGTCTACCCGTTCTTTGTTCAGCAGCAGGGTTTCACTCATGCGAAAGAATCATCTACCGCTAGAATAACGTAAATCATTTCGGCGGCTCCGGTAAAGGCATCCAGTATTTAAAAACTTTGTTCGGATGAAACCAACCATCCAAAGTAACCCAATTATATCCTTCTTCCAAACCTTCAGGAACCCATCTGACTTGGTCAACTCTTGAACATGCTTCTTCTGTAGCCAATATCCATTGACATGAATCTTTCGGCGCTGTTTCAATAGTTTGCCACTTTGTGCCCATTGCATTTTGCCACAATTTATGAAGTTTAATGGCAAGGCTGCGATAATCCCCATTTGCTACCGCGTCAATGTTTTGCTCCAACTCTTCGGCTTCAGCCTTTTCAACATTGGCTTTGACCTGTTCTTTCCAGTCGGTCATTTTATTTATCCTGTTTTGTTAATTTTCGTTCCACACCAAGAAAAAATCCCGTAACCAATCCAAGAAATATCCCAGAAAGACCCATAAATATCATGCCAAAAACAAACCATCCGTAATCAATCATTCTATCTCTCCAAGCGCTTTTCGAATAATGTAATTTATTTGAGTTGCGCCAAAACGAACTTGATTAAGGTGTTTACTCATTTCAATGATTTGCATTTTCAATTCTTTATTTTCATCACATTTTTTGTCATATAATTTTATAATTTGCTCAAGTTCTTTTTCTTTATCTTGATTGTCAATTTTTGCAATTTTTTCAATTTCTTTTTTAATATCTTTTGCTGTGGCAATCATAAAATCATAAGCAGTCATACTAGAATATTCAATTTTTTGATTTTCACCTGCTTTTGTTAAAGGGCAGTTCATTATTTTATCAACTGCATCAATACAATCTTGATATATATTTTTCATTATCTTGTCATCCTTTGTTGGATACCAATCAATCATTTTATTCCCATCCTAATTTTTCTGTTAATTTATCAAAATCATCATTTTTTTCTCCTTCTCGGTGGCGTAGGAAGTGGCATCCAATGAGTTGGCTGATGAGATTCATTTAATTTTAACCAGCAACCATTTTTAATTTTACCGTTTGAAAAATCACCAAACCATCCAGGTTCCTTGCTTATTTCATGATATTTTATTCTTGTAACGTCTCCATTAGGTAACTTCCCCAAAATTGATGGAGTTTCAAACCAAATAGATTTACTTTTAGGTGCTGTTTCTATTGGTTGCCAAATTGGCTCTTTATCATTTGAAATTGCTTCAATCTGCATAATTATAGGTTGCCATTTCATCAACATTTCAATTTCTGCTCTTGCCTCCCGAAGCTGGATCATTAAATCATTTATTTTTTCGTCATTTTCGGTTGGATACCATTCAGTCATTTCAATATTCTTTCTTCCATTTCATAAAAAGAATGACTCTGCCTTTTTCTTTTTCCATTCGTTTTAAGGCTGGCTCCAACTCTTCGGTAAAATCAAAAGTCCTTATTCCGTTTTCGGCAATGTAAGTAACTTGGTAAACATCTACCGTTGATTTAAACTTTTTTGCTAAATCGAGCTGCATTTCCGCTATTTCAATGTTTGTCATTTCCTTTCTAATCATTTCTTGATAATCGCGTTCAATTTGCTCAAATTCTTCATCTGTCATTTGTTGATCACTCATCACTCACCTCCAAAGCTGCCATCAAAGCCTGGCGCACGGATTCGCGCTGTTCTGCACTGAGGGCGCTCGCGTCGATCACCTTGCTTTGTATCTCAATCGCCCCGCCATCCTTGCCAGTGACTTCCGTAGACGTTTTATTGCCGTATTGCTTCGGTGCGCGCTTTTCAGCCAGCCACTGCAATGCAGAAATTTTAACACGCGCTGCAACTGCGGTGTCTTTGTCCGTCATGGCAATTTCTTCACGGATACGCTTCACGTCGTAATCCGCTAAAGCTTCCCGCGCGCGCGCGCACTTTGCCCGAAAATCTGGATATTTCTCCTGCCAATCATAAAACGTTGTGCGGGGAATACCAAGCGTGTCACACGTGTCAACCACATCGTGCCCGTCAGCCATCGACTGATAAACCGCATCCGAGAGTTCTTCACTGTACTCGATTGACGGAGGTCTGCCACGTTTTGCCATTGAATGTCTCCATGTTGCGTGGATCATACCGTAATGAGTGACAACACGCCACAAAAATCGCATGGCGGTTGTTTGTTTATTATTCCCCGTCATCCATTTCGTCAGCGCGCAATGCGGCGATAGCTAATTGAATTTGAGATTTCCATTCTGATTCAGTTAGATCCCATGTTTTCATGTCTCCGGTATCTGGTCCTGACGCCAGCATGGTTTCCAGATCGTTAATGCTGTTCATGTCATAGCAAGCAGCGGCAAATGTGTTTTCGATAATTGTCATTGTCATTCTCCATTTATGTGGCGTCAGCGCCGTGTTGATGTGACTGTTATACACGATCCACAAAAAGCGTCAAGTCCGAATCGCATCCGGATTACTTATTTTTACATATGTTAAACCAACTATGTAAAAACTCCCTGTAAGTCGTTGATAATATTATATTATAATATTATATATATATAAATATATATATAGATATAAATACTACTCTCTCTCTCTTTCTCTAAACAGTCTTTAGGTTATTCTATTATCTTATATGTCTATTTTGTATGGTTCTTTTTTGTGTATCTCTCTCTTTTAGGGAATAAGTAAACTATCTTATATCAAATAATGATTTCAATGACTTAGAAAATATCCATAAAAATATCCATACTAAGTAAAAACCTGTCATGGAATCGTTGCCAGTTCGTGCAAATATGGTATGATAATCTGCCAACGGAGGATTAAGCGCATGAATTTATTGAACAAAATTTTGATTGAAATGGCTGAGATTCTAACTTTGATAGCGGAGGCATCTATGAAAACAGAGTTCGATTATAGGATAGTTGAGGAAGATGGCTGTTACAGCATAAGGGAGGTATCTTACGACGAAAATGGCAACATCGAGTCATATGGAAAAGACGAGTCTTATCCGATTGGCGTTACGCCTGACGATCTGGCGGAAGATTTAAATGAAATGATGGAGGCAATGAAGAAACCAGTGCTTCGTATCAGGGACGATGAACTGATCGAGGATTAAAAAACGTACGCGCCTCTGAACACGGGGCGGCCACCGATCATCTCACAAATTTCAGGGGGCAGCATTGTCCCCTGTTCATCAAATGTAAGTACGACAAACCCCATTTGTGACCTGCTGGGTGTGCCCTCGGAATATTCAAACTGCGGACCGAATGGATCAGCGAGTGTGCCTGTCTCAATGCCCCACCGTGTACCTTTGCGGTCTCTCATGGCGGTCACCTGAAGCTGGTGCGTGTGTCCAGTGACCATATTAACGCCAGAGTGCAGGGCGTTGTTCCAGCCAGCGTGTATGCCGCCCCTGAACCTGTGGCGAATCTCCGTCCCATTTACATCGAAGGCATAAGCAAAGCGCCAGTCCTTGAAAT